ACAGTAAAGATGTTCGGCGTTGATTTCCTCGATTCATTAAAAGAGGTGAACGTTTTATACGATGAGCAACCTTTAAGCTAGGGCGCGATACCCGGACGTACCAGATAGCCCAGTTATCTATACGGCTCGGGGTCGCGCCTCAAGCGATATTGGATCTCGATAGAACTATGTACGACACGTTAATACAGGTATTAAACGATCAAGCCAAGGAGGCCGAAAATGCCAGTCGCTCTAAAAGGCGTACGCGAAACGGTTAAAATGCTCCGCAAGGTTGATCCCGAAATGCTGAAAGAGATGAACGCCGAAGTCCGCGCAGCTATGATTCCGATCCGGGATAAGGCTCGCGGCTTTGCGCCTTCACCACAACCAGACAATCTTTATATGTGGGCCGAGGGCTCACGCGGTAAACAAATTACTGCACGTAATTCTATGTTTAGAACCTTTAACACTGAGGGCCGCTTGCGTATGTTCCCTTTGTACGATGCCGAACTTGCCAAGAAGGGTATCTATTACTCACAGGCACCGAGCAAGCGTAATCGCAACGGTTGGCAAGCTTTGTATTATGTAGCCAACAAATCCGCTGCCGGTTCAATCTATGAAACCGCTGGCCGTAAGAATCCAGGCGGAGACCCTAATAGCCGCTCAAACAATCCTGGCGCTGGTGCTCACTTTATCAGCCGAATGGGTCCGCTCTACGGTGACAAACAAGCCGAGCGTGGCCGTATGATTTTTAGAGCTTGGAAAGAGGACCGGGGCAAGGCCCAGGATGCGGTCGTAATGGCCATCCTAAAAACGATTGAAAACTTTAACCAGGGCCGATATGGGAAGGCTGCATAATGGCCAATCTACCTAATCTATTAGTTACCGCCGCAGCCGAATGGAATGGCAAAGCGCTCACCAAAGGCGAGAAGCAGATCAATGCCTTTGGTAAAACCGTCAAAGGCCTGGGCCGTACGTTAGGCGTAACCTTTAGCGCGGCTGCACTATTGAGCTATTCAAAGAAGGCTGTATCGGCATACGGTGAACAGATAGCCGAAGCCAGGCGCCTCGATACCGCTTTACGCAACTTAGGCTTCTCATTCGCAACGGCAGAGGCCGAAGGTTATATCGATGCGGTTGAACGAGCTACAGGAATCAACCGAGATCAGCTACAACCGTCCTTTATTGAACTGGCTCAACAGACCAGATCGACAACCGTAGCCCAGTCACTGCTAAACACCGCGTTGGATATTTCCGCCGGTACGGGTATGGATTTAGCCTCGGCAACTAAGATATTAAGCCAAGCGTATGTGGGTAATTACAAGGGCCTAAAGCAATTAAACCTGGGTTTAACTAATGCCGAATTGGCCTCAAAATCGTATTTAGAGATTGAGAAGTTAATCGCGGCGCAATACGCCGGACAATCTAAAGAGGCGGCTGACTCATACCAGGGTTCACTTAACCGCCTTAAGATCGCGGCCGAACAGGCTAGCGAACAGATCGGCCAGTCTTTAGTATCTGCGCTTGGCACTTCATCCGGTGGTATGGATAAGTTGATCGACAAGGTAGACAATGCTGCTGATTCAATCTCAGGCTTGGTTACTAATATCGCCGTACTAAGTAAAGATTTAGGCAACTTATTCTCCAACTTGCCTGGTGCTGGTGTTACCGAGGATATTCGCCGGGCAGTTAAAAATCGGTTAGGTAAGTTATCTATTGGCAACCTACGCAACCAGGTGGATATTCTCTTGGGCCGTCAGGGTGGATTCCCGCAAGGCGTACCACAGGATATTAAAAACATCCAAGCCAATATTGAAAAGTCCAAGATGGACAAGGAAGCTTTAAAGCGCCAAAAGGAATTAATCGCATTACAAAAGAAAGCCCAGATAGCCGAAAAGAATAAGTTAGCTTTAAGCAAGGCGGCTGCAGTCTTTGATACAACCCGTATATCTATCGCGGCTGCATTAAAGGCAACCTACGACAAGGAGACCTTGTTACGCCTTGAAGCGCTTATGGCCATCGAGGACGAGAACGGCGAACTGGCGCTCAAAAAGATTAATGAACTGGCTACCTTCCAAAAGAACTCTGACCTGGCTAAATTGGCTGGAATCAAGCAGATTAGCGATGCCGCGCTATTGGCTATTAATACGCAGCTATTGAATGAATTAACGGCGATTGATAAGTCTAAGATGGCCGAAGGCGATAAGGAAAACGCTCGCCAGATTGCGTTCGGTAAATACAACGCTGCCATTACCGCTGCCGGTGAATTGGCTGCCAAGGAGAGTTACAGCGAGCGCGTACAGATCCAACTTACCGAAATCGCCAAACTCGCCTCACTTAGCAAGACATCAAACGCGGCTACAGTCCTTGGTAAGCTTCGCGAATCCGAAGAGTTAAATATGATCGATCGCGTAGCCAAGGCGCAAAAGGCCGCCGACGATGCGCGCTTGAAGGCATTACAAGAATATGTCGCGTTATTAGGAAAGATCGGCACCGGTGGAAATCTAGGCGGTTTGACTTCCAGCGGTGTAGGTTCAATTATTCCAGCCTCGACCGTTATAGATACCGTTGAAAAAATGGCTCAGGCAACAAGCAAGCTGGGCAAGGATGTAACTATCTTTGATCTATTTCCAACTTTAACCGAGGATCAACAAAGCGACCTTGGCGGATATAGCCCTACAATGAATTACGGCGGAGGATATCCCGCTACTTATAATATTAAGATCGAAGCCGGTTTAGGTGATCCCGAGGCTATCGCTCGCGCGGTTGAGGATGTACTAAACCAATCAACCTATCGAGGTACTGCGGTTAATCGCGGCTCCGGGAATTACACCGTAGCGTGAGTACCTGGCTTCCTGAATGGCGTATAACCGTCGGTACGACGGTGTACACCAACGTACTTAGCGTAAATATGGCAACCGGTCGCGATGATATCGATCTGCAGTGCAACGCCGGCTATGCCCGTATGGAGATCGTAAACATAAACAATACGGCCTTCGATATTGACGTTACGGACATTTTGACTTTAGAGCTAAAGAACAGCTCAGGCACGTATGTACCCGTATTCGGTGGCACCGTATCGGACTTTGGCATATCCGTACGCTCACCGGAAGAGGTGGGCTTTGTAACAATCGGTAATATATTGGCCGTCGGTTCCCTGGCTAAATTGACCAAGGCCCTGTTCCCGGATGCCCTACCAAAGACTGAGGACGGCAACCAGATTTATGACATTCTAAACGAGCTATTAATTAACTCGTGGAATGAGGTAGCCCCGGCCTTACAATGGCAGGATTACGACCCTACGACCACTTGGGCCAATGGCGAAAACGTGGGCTTAGGTGAGATTGATCAACCGGGCCTTTATGAGATGATCTCACGCTCGGCCGATCCGTTTAGCAGCTACAACCTCTGCGCTCAGATCGCTCAAAGCGCACTTGGAAATATGTACGAGGATAAGGCTGGTCGTGTCTGCTATGCCGATGCTGACCACCGTACGGCTTACCTATCGGCTAATGGGTATACCACGCTGTCTGCCAATTACGCAGTACCGACAACGGTTAAATCTATTTTACAGATCGGCAAGATTCGCAATTCCCTGGTATTCAATTATGGCAACAATTACAACAACCAGGCCACAGCCCTGGATGCCGCCTCTATCGCCACGTACGGCCGCTACCAGCGCAGCGTTAGCTCTAACCTTCACAACTTAACCGACGTTGAGGATGTAATGGACCGCGAACTTGGCCTTCGGGCTATCCCACGCGAGCAGCTACAAAGTATTACCTTCCGCCTAGACAACCCGGACCTGCCCGATGCCGAGCGTAATAAGCTTATTAACGTATTCTTTGGCGAGCCGATCGTTATTAATGACCTACCCATCAATATGTTTAACGGGTCTTTTAATGGATTCTTAGAGGGCTTCGCTATCCGTGCCACGCCTCAATTCGTGGACATTACGCTCACGCTCAGCCCTACAGATTTCTCACTGGTTGCGCCACAGTGGGACACAGTAAGCCCGCCTAGCCTCATTTGGACAGGTGTAAACGCTACACTTGAGTGGGAAAACGCATTTGGAGGTTTGACATAATGGCAACGGTTACCCCGAACTTTAACTGGCCCGTTCCAACTTCGACCGATCTGGTCAAAGATGGAGCTACGGCTATCGAGGCATTAGGAGATTCTATCGATGCCTCGCTGGTCGATCTCAAGGGCGGCACCAGCGGACAGGTATTAAGCAAGAACTCAAATACAGATATGGACTTCGTCTGGGTTACGTCCGACGATGCTAACGCTATCCAGAATACGATCGTCGATGCAAAGGGCGATTTAATTACAGCTACAGCGGCCGATACCCCGGCACGTCTAGCGGTGGGGGCTAACGGCGAAACTCTCGTAGCAGATAGTTCCACTTCAACAGGCTTGCGTTATCAAGGCGCAATGGCAGCAGGTAAGAACGCAATGATTAACGGTGGCTTTGACATTTGGCAAAGAGGCACTTCTTTTGCATCTTCCAATTCTTCAACGAATTACACAACCGATAGATGGAATTTCTATAGAGGCGTTGTAACTGGTGGAACTGTAAGCCGTCAGACATCAGGTTTGACAGGATTTCAATATGCTGCTCGCGTACAAAGAGATAGCGGAAACACAAGCACAGATACTCTTTATTTTATGCAAAATGTTGACACCGCAACTTCAACTCCTTTTGCTGGAAAGACCGTAACGCTTTCTTACTATGCTCGCGCAGGCGCTAATTTTTCGCCTGGTGGTAGCAATATGGGTGTGCAGATTTATACTGGTACTGGAACTGACCAAAATGTTCTAGGAACTTACACAGGTATAAATCTTTTACTAGATGTTAATCAAGCGATTACAACTACTTGGACTCGTTATAGTCATACTGTGGCGATTGCTTCGACTGTAACCGAGTTTTGCCCACGCTTCCTTATGGCGCCAACTGGTACTGCTGGGGCAGCGGATTACTTTGAAATCACAGGTGTACAGTTAGAAATTGGTTCAGTAGCGACTAACTTCTCACGCGCTGGCGGAACAATCCAAGGAGAATTAGCCGCTTGTCAGCGTTATTATTTGCAAATCGCTACAGGTAACAGCGTTCCTATTTCGCTTGTATGGTACGACTCAGCATCTTTAATTCGTGGCTTGTATCAAATGCCAGTAGTGATGCGAACTAATCCAACGCTTGTCCAAACAACAGGAACAAATTACTATGCAACGCAAGACGGAGATGGCTTCAATTCTTTGACACTTTACAATTCATCAGCCAATGTCGCTGCTTGGTATAACAATACAGAAGTTTCAGGAACAAATAGCAGACCGCAGGGCATTAACACAAACAATGCTTCTGCATCACTCGGACTAAGTGCGGAGTTATAAGATGACCAGAGAATACATCGTAGAAACAACACCTGACGGCAAGGAAGTCATTTCCTATACTGAGGGTGGACTAACTTTTACTTTCTTAGCAGATGAGTCTAATTCTGATTATCAGGCTTATCTCAACAGAGATAAAGCGGAACAATCCACACCGAGCGTTACAAGTGGAGACTAGTTATAACGGCTACCCGGCCTCTAAAGATCCGGAAGCTATAAAAATAAAGTCCTACCTTGTAAAAGGTACGGATCGTAAGCTGCGATGTGCTGAGAGCGTGGGGCCACTACTCGCAGCCTTCGCGGCTGAATTTCACGAGCTGATCGAGCCGATCGATGAGGGTACGTTTGACGATTGGGCATATGCGTACAGGATGGTTAGGGGTAATCCAACCAAACTATCGTGCCACTCATCCGGGACGGCCATCGATCTAAATGCGACGAAGCATCCACTAGGTAAGTTTGATACGTTCCCGGCTGAAAAGGTGCCAATGATTCGGGCCTTGGCTAAGAAGTACGGCCTCAAATGGGGCGGCGATTTTAAGAGCCGTCCGGACGATATGCACTTCGAGGTCAATGTGACACCGGCCAAGGCTAAAGCCTTAATCGAGAGTTTAGGTTTATAGTTATCCAAAATCCTTAAGGGCACTAAGGAGCACGAAATGAAAGAACAAGCAATAGCTGCTGCAAAATCCTACGGTCGCGCTGCGCTGGCTAGCGCCGCTGCGCTGTATATGTCTGGTATATCAGATCCGAAAGTATTGGCTAACGCGTTTATCGCCGGGCTAATCGGGCCATTACTTAAAGCGCTTCAACCTTCCGAAGGTCAGTTTGGGGTCAAGAAGTAATGGAACAAGTCCAGCTCGTAGTCGGTATAACTTTGGGGAGTTGTACCATTTTGGGGCTGGGGGCTGGGCTTATCCGTCATTTTGTAA